CACAAGTAGAAGCAGAGGTAAGCGGAGACTTCTAATGAACAGGGATGAGGGAGAATTTATAAGACATGACCCTTGTCCTGAGTGTAGGAGCGGAGATGCACTAGCAGTATACGATTCAGGTACTGCTTACTGTTTCTCTTGCTCCACCTACATTCATAAGTATGAGGAACAAGAACAGATTGCAATCCAAACAGGAGGGGCTAATATGACCCGTGATTCATTCGTAAGAGGTGAATACCTAGATTTAAATGCACGTAAAGTAAGTAAAGAAACCTGCCGCAAGTATGGTTACCATGTAGCTGATGTGCAGGGAGTTAAGACCCAGATAGCTGACTACTATGACAGTAAGGGTGAGCTAGTAGGACAAAAGGTAAGGTACGCAGACAAGACGTTTAAAGTAAGAGGTGAAGTAAACACTAAGCACTTGTTTGGTAGACACCTGTGGCGTGACAAAGGGAAACAAGTAATAATATGTGAAGGCGAGATAGATTGTCTGAGTGTAGCTGAAGCGTTTGGTGCTAAGTATCCTATAGTCAGCCTGCCCAATGGAGCACAAAGCGCAGAGCGTGTAGTCAAGAACAACCTAGAGTGGTTGGAAGGTTTTGGTTCAGTACTACTGTGGTTCGACAACGACACAGCAGGTAAGGAAGCTGTTGAAAAAGTAGTCCCACTGTTAACAACAGGTAAGGTTAAGGTAATTACTACAGGCTACAAGGATGCTAACGATGTGCTTATCAATGAGGGTAAGTCAGCAGTCGTAAGTGCTACGTATGAGGCCAGTGAGTGGCGGCCTGACGGTATACTTAGAGGTGCTGACCTGTTCAAAGAGTACAAAGAGAAACAGGTGTTTGCCAAGTGTGACTACCCGTATCCTAAGCTGAACGACATGTTCAAAGGACTACGCAAGGGTGAGTTGGTTACGTTTACAGCAGGCTCAGGTATGGGCAAGTCAACTGTGGTTAGAGAAATAGCTTACGACTTGATGCTTAAGCAAGGACAACGTATAGGTTACGTAGCGTTAGAAGAGAACTGGCGAAGAACACTGACTAGTTTCTTAGGCATGTATGTTAACAAGCCTTTGTACTACGATGATGAGCTTACACCAGAGGAAGAAAAGGAAGCATGGGACGAGACTATAGGCAAGGAGCGACTGTACTTGTACGATCACTTTGGGTCTATTGAAACAGAGAACCTGCTTAACAAGATACGTGTCATGGTTAAAACATGTGGAGTAGACTACATTGTGTTAGACCACGTAAGTATAGTGGTCAGTGGTATGGATACATTTGATGAGCGTAAGGCGATTGACAAACTGATGACTGACTTGCGTAGCTTAGTAGAAGAAACACAGGTAGGTATGCTTATCATTAGCCACTTACGTAGGACAGGTGAGAACAAGAACCATGAGGACGGAGCACAGATTAGCTTAGGTCAGCTACGTGGGTCAGGTGCTATTGCTCAACTGTCTGATGCAGTGATCGGGTTGGAGCGTGACGCACAGCACGAAGAAGACGGAGATACAATCAGGATACGTGTACTTAAGAATAGGTTTGCAGGTACGTTAGGGCAAGCTGACACTTTAAGGTACGACCATGTAACAGGACGGATAGACACTGTACTCACGGTAGAGGAAGAGGAGATAGACTTTGACAACCCTGACTTTTGACCTTGAAACAGACGGACTGTACCGTGAGTGTACACGCATTCACTGTGCTGTTATTTATGACCACGATGAAGACAGATACCATACGTTTGATCCTACAGATGTACACAGATTACCTGAGATTCTCAAGGAAGCTGATGTACTGATAGGACACAACATAGTAGGGTTTGATGTACCTGTCATTAACAAGTTGTTTGGTATTGATCTACACCATCACTGTGCACTACGGGATACGTTCTTGCTTAGTAAGTTAGCGTACTACGACATGGAAGATCACTTAGCTATGTCAGCACCATGTGACACTAAGTTAAAGAGTAGTCACGGACTTAAGGCATGGGGTCAGCGTCTTAAGCTACACAAAGGAGACTATGGTGAGCAAGTGGATGCGTGGACGGATTACGATAAAGGTATGTTGGACTACTGTAAGCAAGACGTTAAGGTAACCACTACCTTGTATCGTCACCTGATGCGTAGAGGTAACGTACCTCAACGTGCGCTGAGACTTGAGCAAGACTTTGCAAGAGTAATACAAAAGCAGACAGCTAAAGGGTGGTACTTTGATGTCAAGAAAGCACAGCAGTTACATGTACAGTTACACCAACAACGGGAGGAGATAGAGCGAGAGCTTAGTACAGTATTCAAACCCCTGTACTGTGGGACTAAGACAGATCATGTAACTGAACCTGCTAAACTTAAGACTTACAAGAGTGGTACATACACACGAAAGTGTGAGGTCACAGGTGTACGAGTAGAGTACGGTACGCACACTCCTATTAAACTAACAGAGTTTAACGCAGGTAGTAGACAGCACATACACAGGTGGCTACATGTTATGTACAAGTGGAAACCTAAGAAGTATACAGAGAACGGGAGTGCTATTATTGACAGTACTGTTCTTAACGCACTTCCTTATCCTGAAGCACAACTACTAGGCAAGTACTTTGAGTTGCAGAAGATATTAGGTATGTTAATAGAAGGAAAGAATGGATGGTTAAAGGTAGTAAACGATGAAGGCAGGATTAATGGGGAGCTTGATACTATTGGGGCTGTTAGCGGTCGCTGTACTCATAGGTCGCCCAACCTTGCACAAGTACCCAGTAGCAGAGCGTTCAAAGGTAAGGAGTGTAGAGAGTTGTTCACCGTACCTAAAGGAAAAGTCCTTATAGGATGCGATGCCAGTGGGTTAGAGCTTAGGATGTTAGCACACTACATGGCGGCATACGATCACGGGGAGTACGCTAAACAAGTAGTGCATGGAGACATACATACAGTCAACCAAAAGGCGGCAGGACTAGCTACTAGAGATCAGGCTAAGACTTTTATATATGCTTTCCTGTACGGAGCAGGTGCTAGTAAGTTAGGTGCTATCTGTGGTAAGGGTGCGGCACATGGTAATAGGCTTAAGGAAAGATTCTTTGACTCACTACCTGCTGTGAAGCAGTTAATGTCAGGAGTGCAACACGCTATAGCACCTAAGTATGACAACGGACAGATGCAAGCGATGAACTTACGAGGTATATCAGGTAGGTTACTGTACATTCGGTCACCTCATAGTGCTCTTAATACCCTGTTACAAAGCGCAGGTGCTTATGTAATGAAGTACTATACGGTACAATTAGATATACACTTACGTAAGTATGGAGACAAGGTAGCATTTGTAGGCAACATACACGATGAGGTACAGCTAGAAGTAGACGAGGATATAGCAGAAGAAGTAAGGGTAATATGCGAGGATACATTTGATACAATAACTAAGATGCTTAAGTGGCGATTACCTTTAGAAGGTGAAGCTAGGATAGGCAGGACATGGAATGACACACACTAAGGAGACGAGTATGAAACCAGTTACATTTGATATACCTATGCCACTGATTAAAGGTAAGGGAGGGGTACAAAGATTATTGAGTGCTAACCTGTACAGGAACGCTTACTTTCACACACTGAACGCAAGTAAAGTAGAGTACGACACTGTAATAGACAGCGTACTAGCTACATTAAAACCGTTTGCAGTACCTGTTAAGATGGAGTTCAAGTTTTACTTTACTACTAAACGCAGAAGGGACATAGATAACTTCTTGTTTCCTGTGTCTAAGTACCTTTGTGACAGCTTAACTAAGCGAGGTATTTTAGTGGACGATAACATGAAGTACTATCCTGAAGTGTCAGCCCAGTATGGAGGACAAGACGAGGACAACCATGTCACTGTTACTATATCTAAAAGCAAGGTTAGTGTTAAAGAATTGGATTGCAAGCCAAACTTAGGTAAGGGGGAAGAAGAATGAATCATGTCAGTAAAGCAGAGTACAACACACAAGGGACTATAGCATCCAATGTAAAGGACGTAGTAACGTGGAACTTAGTGAGGAATAACCTACACTTAGATGAGCAGTTAGAAGAAGACATGCTCAGTGAAGAGCTAAACGAGTTCTTTGTAGCTGAGACAATAGAGGATCACTTAGACGCATACGCAGACTTTAGATATGTAATGGAAGGTACTACTGCTAAGTTCTTAGGTAGTGGTGTACCTGATCGTGACTCATTAGCATGGTGGAGTAGGGTTAAGACATGGGGTCAGGCATCTATAGACTACATGGACGGTATAATACGTGAGCATTTCTTTACTACATACTCAGGTATGACTGAGGACATTGTGGACAACGTGTTAGGTGAGGTGTTTGCTGTGGTGTGTGAAGCCAATAACAAGAAACCTGACGATGCTACAACAGGTAAGGTTGAGAAAGGCGATGAGTGGGAAGACCCTACCTTTACTATCACAGAGCTAGTACAGTGGTACACACAGAAGTGTAAGAAAGGAGCACATTGATATGTCATACATACACACAACATCACGTAAGTTAAAAGATGTAACACCAGAGGAGTGGGATAAAGCGACTAACCCTGACTACTATACTAAAGGGACTACACAGGCTATTGATTATATTATGGACAAAGAGATGTCGTTTGTAGAAGGCAACGTAATAAAGTACGTTACTAGATACAAGGACAAGAATGGCATTGAAGACCTAATGAAAGCTAAGTGGTATTTAGAGCGTCTCATAGAGTACGAGAGTAGCAAGGTTCAAAAGTAGGTTAAAAATTTATGAGACATAGTACAAACGAAGACTATTGTGACTACGTGCATAGTAAGGACAGCGTAAGTGACAAACCAGAGGAGTGGGAAAAGAATGTGGAGCAGTACTTACATTACTTGAACAGGACAGGCTACAAAGTCCCAGTAGCAATGGTAATTGAAGCGATAGAGGTAGCACGACTAGCGGCAATTGCAGTGGATATAGAGAACGAGCATGACTTTAAATGTAAAGTCTGTACATGTAACCAATGATATAAGGAATGTGAATGAGTAACAAGTTAATCAAGTTTAGCGCACGGTGGTGTAAGCAGTGCGTGTCATATCAATCGACTTGGAATGCGGTAACAAAGGAGTTAAAAGGGTGGGAGGTAGAAGAGGTAGCAGTAGATCAAGAAGACGGGATGGACTTAGCGATTACTTATGGGGTCAAGTCGTTACCTACTACTATAGTAATTAAAGATGAGGACATTACTATACTCAGAGGAGTTCAAACTAAAGGTGAGCTTCAGGTTGCGATGGCAAGCGTAGGGTAAGGAGAGGAAAGATGAAAGCACTGGTAGATGCAGACAGCATCGTGTACAAGTACGCCAGTATTCATCAGGATGTGGTTCAGTGGGACTCAGAAACTAAGACAGTATTTACAGACTTAGCCTTAGCTAAGGAAGGTTTTAATCTACATGTAGAGAGCATACTACGCAAGACTAAAACAACAAGTGCTTTACTAGTCATGAGTCCTACTACTAACTTCAGGTATAAGGTATTGGATACTTACAAGTGGAATAGGAAGCCAAGTGAGAACCCATTACAATTACTTATGCCACTGAAGAGGTGGGTGTATGAGACTTTTGATACTTATGTACCCTGCTACGTGGAAGCTGATGACTACTGTGTGTGGAGAATGTTAAAAGAACCTAAGCAATGGGTACTATGTCATATAGACAAGGACTTAAATCAAGCTAAGGGTAAGCATTACAACTACACAACAGAGAGGGGATACCATGTAACACAAGAAGAAGGGGAGTACAAGTTCTACGAACAGGTGCTATCAGGAGACAGTAGTGATGGGTACAAAGGATGTCCTAGTATAGGAGCTAAACGTACTGCTGTTATACTTGACCCTGACAACTTAAAGAAGAACAAACAAACACGTTGGGAAGCTGTGGTTGCTACTTACGAAAGTAAGGGGTTGACTGAAGCAGATGCATTACAACAAGCTAGAGTGGCTAAAATGCTCACGCCTGATGAGTACGATGGGTACGATTCAATTAAACTATGGACACCTACTAAGGGGGATAAATGACTGAACTAAGAGTAGAGCACAATATAGTTATAGACTATGCGAGGGATGATTTACTGAGTGACTTCAGTAAGGCAACTTTAAAGGACAGGTATTTAAAAGAAGGGGAGTCACCACAAGATGCGTTTGCACGTACAGCACATGCTTTCAGTGATTCAGACACGATGGCACAACGTATCTACGACTACGCCAGTAAGTTATGGTTTAGTTTTAGTACACCAGTACTAGCTAACAGTAGCAAGAACAACAAGGGGTTACCTATCAGTTGTTTCTTAAGCTACGTAGATGATAGTATTAAAGGACTCAACGATCATACACTAGAATCTAGGTTACTGTCCGTTGCAGGTGGAGGAGTAGGAGCACACTGGTCTGATGTTAGGGGTAACAACGTCAAGAGCGGTGGTGTTATTCCGTTCTTAAAGACACAGGATGCTGACGTATTAGCGTACCATCAAGGTAGCACTAGGCGTGGGGCATATGCGGCATACATGCACATACGTCACCCTGACGCTCAAGAGTTCATGAGTATCCGTAAGCCTACAGGTGGAGACAGTAATCGTAAGAGCTTGAACATACATCACGGTATTGTTATTAACCAAGAGTTCTTAGACGCTGTACGACACGATGCTGACTGGTACTTTGTAGCACCTGAGACAGGTAAGGTTACTGGTAAAGAAAAGGCTAGGGAACTGTACAAGACTATCTTGACTACACGCCACCAGACAGGTGAGCCTTACATCATGAATGAGGACGTAGTACATGACCTACAACCAGTTGCACACAAGGAACGTAACTTAAAAGTACATGGCAGTAATCTGTGTGCTGAGATAATGCTACCTACTAATGAAGAACGTACTGCTGTTTGTTGTTTGAGTTCATTGAACTTAGAGAAGTATGATGAGTGGAAGGATACATTCATTGTTGCTGACTTAGTGAGGTTCTTAGACAACGTGTTACAGTTCTTTATAGATACTGCGGAGTCAGAAGACTACAAGAAGGCTGTTTACTCAGCAGTACAGGAGCGTAGTATCGGTATTGGTGCTATGGGTTTCCATTCGTTACTACAGAAGAGGGGTATTCCATTTGAGTCAGCACTAGCAGTGTCTATAAACAGGACTATATTCAGGGACATAAAGTACAGTGCATCCCGTGCAAGTGAGAGGTTAGGAACAGAGCGAGGAGTGCCTAATGATATTAAAGGAACGATGGATACTGACCGTAGGAACACTCATCTTCTTGCTATTGCTCCTAACGCTAGTAGTAGTATTATTGTCGGTACGAGTCCTAGTATTGAGCCTTACAAAGCTAATGCTTTCCTGCAAAAGACAGCTAGTGGTAGTTTCGTTGTACGTAACAAGTACTTACAAGAAGTACTAGAGCAGTACTATACAGACGATACCCGTATGACCTTAGATGAGTGTTGGCAGTCTATACTAGGTAACAACGGAAGCGTACAACATTTAGAGCAACTGACAGAGTGGGAGAAGGATGTATTTAAAACAGCTATTGAGATCAATCAGTCGTGGGTAGTACAACACGCAGTAGATCGACAACCCTATGTGTGTCAAAGTCAAAGTGTTAACTTGTTCTTTCCTCCTGAAGTGGAGTGGTACTATCTACACAAGGTGCACTGGAAAGCTATGACTGAGCTTAAGAGTTTGTATTATCTAAGGACAGAAGCTACAAGTAGAGCAGAGAATGTAAGTAAGCAGATCACACGTAACGTGATACAAACAGATGAATCAGACTGCCTAGCATGTGAGGGGTGACAATGGAAGTACAATTAATAGACTATATGGGTGACGATCTGACTGTGGTCAATGCGGCTAGAGTTAGTATGGATAAGGAAAGTGATTGGAGACAAAACAAACACTTAAATTGGGTCATAAAAGAAGAAGACAAGAAGCTAATTAAATACTTAGCTAAACATAAGCACTGGACACCGTTTGCACATCCACATATAACACTACGAGTGAAAGCACCTGTGTTTGTCAGAGTCCAGTGTTTTAAACACAAGGTAGGGTTTACAGAGAACGAGATTAGTAGGCGGTATGTAAGTAGTGAGCCTACGTTTCATAGACCAAGAGAGTGGCGTAAGAGAGCTACTAGTATTAAACAAGGGAGTAGTGATGAAATCATTGATGCGTTACCTAACCTCAACAAGACAGTCAGAGAAGCGTATGACTACTTGCTACTTCATAGTCTTAATCTGTACAATGAGTTACTTGACGAGGGTGTATGTCCAGAACAGGCAAGGATGGTACTACCACAGAGCATGGAAACGGAATGGTATTGGACAGGCTCACTTGCATCATTTGCTAGGTTTGTTAAACAAAGGACTCATGCAACTAGCCAACGTGAAACTAGTATTATTGCTAGAAAATGTGCCGCCCTTATCCAACCTTTATACCCAGAAGCGTGGAGGGCTTTAATGCATGAAGACAGCGAAGAATGATATAACTGGTGACAAACTGGTTACCAAAACAACAGACAAGTACAGAGAGAACTATGACGCTATCTTTCATACAGCGCAAGTAACACTTACTGAGCCAGATACACCAAGCAAAGGTAAGATGTGTCTACCTGAAGAAGGAGGGAACAGGGTAGCTTGTATTAGTTATGAAGACTTTAAGCGGTACGGGTGGGATCGTAAGTATATGTGGTTTGAACCAAAGAAGGAGAGTAAACAATGAAAGACAAGTATGACTTTATGTACGGGGTAAATAAGCCTAAACATTTACCAACACCTGACGAGATATTTGATTGGGCATGTATCTTCTTAGCAGGATTCACAGTGGGTGTGATTCTATTTTAGATTGAAGAGCAGTACTAGACACACCTAGCTAAGTTTAGCTTGCAATCCAAACTACAGTAACAAGGAGACTGAAATGAATAACAGTAACATATTTAGACAGCGTGAGTCATATAGACCATTCAAGTATGAGTGGGCTTATGAGATGTTTAAAGAGCATGAGAAGATGCACTGGACTAGTGAAGAAATACCACTACATGAGGATGTTAAAGATTGGCAGACTGTACTTACGGAGGACGAGAAGTTCTTGATTCGTAACATACTACTGTTGTTTACACAAGCTGATGTAGATGTAGCTACTGGTTACTACGACAAGCTAATTCCTTTGTTCCCTAGCCCAGAGTTAAGGATGATGATGGGGTCTTTCGCTAACCGTGAAGCTACTCACATTGATGCTTACTCATTGCTTACTGACACATTAGGGTTTAGTGAAGACATATACAGTGAGTTCAGGGACTATCCTGTGATGGCACGTAAGCATGATTACATAGGTAAGTTTAACCCCTCCAAGTGGCATCCTACTGACGTAGCTAAAACACTAGCTGTGTACTCAGGGTTCACAGAGGGACTTCAACTGTTTAGTTCCTTTGCTATGTTACTTAACTTCCAACGCTTCGGTAAGATGAAGAATATGGGAGTAGTAGTAGAGTGGTCTATCAAGGATGAGACTAAGCACATAGAAGGCATGACAACAGTGTTCCGTACTCTCATTAAAGAGAACCCTAAGCTGTGGACTGATGACTTTAAACTGGAACTGTATACGATAGCTAGAGAAATGGTAGAGCTAGAGGACGCATTTATAGACATGTGTTTTAGTAAGGGCAGTATAGAAGGTATTACTAGTAGTGAAATGAAGCAGTACATACGTTACATAGCAGATCGTAGGCTTATGCAACTAGGTCTTAAAGCTAATTGGGAAGTAGAGTCTAATCCGTTACCTTGGATTGATGAGCTACTAGGTAGTGTAGTACACACTAACTTCTTTGAAGCACGTAGCACAGAGTACAGTAAAGGGGGAGTCAAAGGAGACTTCAAAACACTAACATTCCCGAAGATCAAGGGTAATAAGTAAAAGGACACTATATAATGGACAAATTACCATCACAAACCGTTGATTTAATAACACAATTAGACAAGATGTATCCTGACAACTTCCCTATTAACGACTTAGGTATTACTAGTCCTTATGAAATGGGTAAGAAAGCAGGAGTCATAGAGCTAATACGACTATTCAAACACTTACAAGAGAAAGGAGAATCCTGATATGGGAGGAACACCAGAAGTACCTGCACCACCACCACAGAGTCCTGCACCACCCCCTGAACAGCCTGTAGAAGAAGCTATCTTTTCGCCTACAGCAGATGAGTCAAGTGACAAAGAGAAGAAGTTAAAGGCTATTAAGTTAGGTAAGAAACGACTACAAGTACCTGTATCAGGTGGCACTAAAGCAGGCGTAAATAGGAGTACTTAGATATGGCAGGTTTAGCAGATGATGATGATGTGCAATATGTAAAGACCCCTGCTCCTTTAGCGATGGGAGGTACTATGGCAGAGACTGAGAAGTTTAAACCAACACCTGCTACTCCTAAACCTGTAGTAAACAAAGGTAAAGGGAAGTTAAAGATAACACCTAAGAAAACAGACTCAGGAATGGGCGTAAACACAGGGTACAAATAGATAAGAGGTTCAATATAAAATGGCAATAGAGCAGGAAGAAACAACGTCTCTAAAGTCTAGGTGGTCTAAGTTAGAAACCAGTAAGACTACAGTACTTGACAGAGGTCGAGCCTGTGCAGAGCTTACTATTCCTTCCTTACTTACTAAACAGGGACATAAGGAGCAAGATACATTACCTACTCCTTATCAGTCCTTGGGTAGTAGGGCTATTAACCATCTAGCAAGTAAGTTACTACTTACTTTACTCCCTCCAAACGCTCCTTTCTTTAGGCTTATACCTAACAAGGAAGAGACAGCACCACTAGATGAAGTTCAACGAGCAGAGTTAGACAAGACGCTAGAAGCGTTTGAGCGTGAGCTTTACACATACATCGAAAAGAAAGCATACCGTGTTCCTTTATTTGAAGCCTTAAAGCTACTGATAGGTACTGGTAACGCTTTGCTACGTCTTGAAGAAGGTACACTCAGAGTATACAACCTAGAAGAATATGTCGTAAAACGTAATGCGCTAGGTAAAGTAATTGAGATCATTGTAAAAGAAGCAGTACATCCTACTGACGTACCTGAAATAGACCTTACGGAGGAAGAAAATGACCTGTACACATGCTGTAAAATCATGGAAGACGGGAAATACCATGTTTATCAAGAGGTCAATGAAGAACCTGTACCGAGTTCCGAAGGTATTGTCAAAGCAGAAGATATACCCTTCCTCGCTCTACGGTGGACAGCTATCAACGGTGAGAATTATGGTAGAGGTCTAGTAGAACAGTACTTAGGTGACTTACGAAGTCTTGAAGCCTTAAGCCAAGCAATGGTTGAAGGAGCAAGTGCAAG